CATCGCCGTGACAACCCCGGCGCCGGTATCAGAACCGGCGTAGGCCACGGTGACAAGGGCGGCCGCGGCCGCGCTGTTTTCGATAGCCGTCTTGACGTCGCTCGCAAGCGCCGTGATGTCCGTCCCGTCGTGCTTGAGCGTAACGGCGATCTCCTGCGTCTTGAGCGCGTCCGTGAGTTCCGATACGGCGACGGTGCACGCCACGGTGGTTGCGCCCGGATTGATATACCGGACAGCGATGTCGTTCCCGGGACCGATGCGGGCGCCTCCCGTCTTCGCCGTGAAGACGAGGTCGTTGTTTTCCCCGGTGAGATTTGTCGTCAGCGTCGCCTTGTTCGTGAAGAGCGTCGAGCCGGGGAGCGCGAGATTCAGAAGCTCCAGCGTGTAATGCGCGAACGGGCACGTGACGGAAACCGGCCGCTTGGTGATGTTCACCATGACCGGATCCGTTTCCTGATCGACCTCTATTTCCGTGAGCTGCGTGTCGACTCCGACCTTCACGTTCCCCTGGGTCCATCCGAGATCGACTTCCGACCCGGATGTTCCGAAGAGCACGTGACACGGGCCGATGCTCATGTATTTGATGTTGCCTGCGCTCATCTATATCCTGCCTTTCTCCGCCCAACTGGCGGTAACGTCGACGTTGAAAACCGCTTCGTGCCGTCCCGATCCGTCCTTCCCGATATACGTGGGCGTCTGGATCGGGCGCAGCGACAAAACGTACTGGACTCCGGAACGCATATGCGCGGGCAGAACATCCGGCGTGAGCGCATGAAGCGCCCGCCACGAACGGGACATGACCGACTCGTAGGTCTTCGCCCGCGATGCGATCTGAAACGATTCGTCCGATATCGGGATGTCCGAATAGGGAGTGCTCGCGTAGGGGATGACTGCCGTGCATTCGTCCATTTCCGGAGCGTCGAGCATGAAAACATTGTCGAGCCCGGAATCCGCAATCATCTGATGGATCGCCTTCACGAGGGTTCTCATTTGATCCCCCTCTTCTGCTTCACGTATTCAAGGAACTGGAACCGCTTCGCCCATGCGATGGGCAGCGCGTTGGACAGCCACTTGGGACCGCCGACCGCGGGCTTCGGGACGCGCTTGTAGTACATCCCCTCGAATCCCCAGCGCTTCGTTTGCCGGACGTAGCCCTGCGCGACGTTCTTGCGCTTGTGATAGGAGTATTTCCAGTCGCGCGGCTTCCATTTCAGATTCTCATGGAGCCAAAGCGCGTACGGGGTGCTGTAGGACACGTAGACCGACGTCGCTTCGCCGAAGCGGGAGTTTTTGAAGCGGTCCCTCTGCCACTTCCCGACCACGCCGTCCTTCGGCATTCCGAACGCGTCGAGAAACACCTTTTCCGCGTCCGGCAGATCGCCGATGGTGACGGTCCCGGAGCGCCGGAGCGTTCCGGTTTCGAGTGGGATGTTGTTCTGCGCTATCCGTAGCGTTTCCTGCCCGACATGCCAGAGCATTTCCATGACGACATCGACGAGTTCGTCTTCCGCGTTTTTGTCCCAGGAGAGTTCGACTACGGTAGCCTTCGACACGACGCCCGCACCCCCTCAAGGGAGCCGGAGAAACCCACATAGTCGTTGAGCGAAACGACTTCCACGGTTACGCCGTCGTTCGCAAATCTGTCGCCGATATTCACCGCGACGTTCACGAGAACGTCGTACTCGGTGACGACGATGTTTCCGGCCTTGTCCGTCGTCTGCCGCGACTTGCGCACCCACCGGCACGGAATCGGTCCGGACGATTCGAGAACCGGAGTCCCGTCGACCGCGTACCCCGTCGGGATGGACCAGACGCATTCCTGCGCGAGGAACGAATCTACAAGCCCCATGGGAAATACCTCCCCATGCCGCGATGCGGATGCGGGCGCGTCCTGATGCTCCCGCACTTCACCGCGCCGCCCGCGCCGGATACGAGCGTCCACGCTTTCGGCGCGACGTTCGCCGGGCGCTTCCCCCGGTCGTAATCCTTCGAAATGTCCCCGATTTTCACGGACTCGATCCCGTTCCGCGCGAGTTCCGCCTCGTCGCCGATCAACCAGAGCGCCTGCTCGTACACGGCATGTTCGTATCCGGACGACGACGCGTATCCGCTCATGTCGTCAATGGCCGTTGTCAGCGCTCTTTGCCGTTTTTCTTCGGGTTGCGCCTCCCACGCTTCTTTTCCGAGCCGGGCGGCGTGATACTCGTTTGCTCCCGCCGCTGTCGGCGTCGTCGTCATTCGGGGTCACCTCCGATGCTCCCGCCGGAGCCGGAACCGATCCCGGCTCCGGTTCGGGCAAAAGAAAGGCGACGCCCAAACGTATCAGGCGCCGCCCGTCCTCTTCGTTTCGTTCGACTACATCTCCGGGGCAGTGACGGCCATCGCCGCTCCGGGTGTAGCCGGTCAGTTGCAGGCGCATGGGGTTCTTCCTACGACAGCACCGTCGCGATGAAAACGGCGTCCGCCATCGGGAAGGTCGGGATCGCAGTGCATGCGACCTTCGTCCAGATCGCGGGAGGATCGTCCTCGCTCGTCACGGTCGAGAAAAGACCGCTCATTTCCGTAGCGGAAAGCCCCGCGTCGCTCATGAGCGCTTCCGCCGTCGGCCCCATAAGCGTTTCCCCAAGTGCGTCGGGCGGGAGGAGAAGGAACAGCGAATCGTCGAGGAACCGCGTCGTTGTGTACGTTCCGGCCGCCGCTTCGATCCTGTATTTCTGGTTGTACTGCGCGATCTGAGGCAGGTCCATCTGCGCGAGCAGGTTGTTGACCTGCGCGAGAGTGAGCATGCGCGTCGATCCGGATTCACCGTAGATCATCTCCCGGATTTGCTGTGACTTGAGAAGCGCCGCAATAACTGTATTGCTCGTGAGCGCCCGTGTCGGCCGAATGCCGGTGTCGTCGACGATCTTTTCCGTCCACGTGGTGATGTCGTCGACCGGCGTGGCCGTCGCTCCGGCGCTCCAGAGTTCGGTGGTTTCGAGCGTGTCCTTGTGCGTCGAATCGACGCCGTAGTCCACGTTCAGGATGACGCCGTTCTCCGAGAGCGTGAGCTTCCCGGTGGACAGCGCTTCGATGCACAGGCCCTCGATGCGGGCGTGAACGCTCGCCGTCATCCGGTCGAGATCGTTGAAGACCTCGTTCCGGACGATGTCCATATCCCCGATTCCCTCGCGACGGAGCGCGATCAGGTACCGTTCGTCGAGATTGATCTTCCGTTTGATCGCGGGAATGGACCCCTCGACCTTCTGGAAGCCCTCGCGGGAAGCGATGGGCGTTTCCGCGCCGAACGCCTGCACCGTCGCCATGACGGGCAGCTTGTTGGACGACTTGAAATACTCGATGTCGAGCGTATTGACATTCCGCATCGGGAACAGCGTCGGCCCGATGTAGTCCTGGGGCTGTTTCGCCCGGACATACGACAGCGTGGTCTTGACATCAAAAAAGTCCAGCAGCTGCCGGACTTGGTTGACACTCGCCATATTGTTTTCTCTCCTTCCCTTACACGATCGTGATTCCGGTCAGGACGGCCTTGACTTCGTCCTGAATGACAGCCGGGAGCCTTGCGGCCCTGACGCGGGCCTGATCGACCGCCGACGCGCAGATGTCGCCGTCGGTGCAATCGACGTTTTCCGCGAGCATGCAGCTCGGGGTGACGTTCCAGTCGGTCCCGCCGGCAAGCGCGGTTGCAGCCACGGCTGCCACGGCTGCCGCTCCGGTCGACCCGGTGACGCCAGCCGCAAGAACCAAGTCCTTCGCGACGAGGTGCGCATTGACTGCCGCGATGACCTCAAGCGCAGTACTCGTGATCGTCCCGGTGCTCCCCGTCGCCAGAGAAACGGAAATCGTGTCGCCGAGCACAGATACGGCAAGCGCCGCGCTGTTCGCGGACGGATCGACGAGCGCGACCTTGATCGCATTGCCGATGGTTCCCTTCGTCTTCGCAGTCCATTTGATCCGGTTGTTGTCCGCAACAACCCCGGTTTCCTTACTCGCCGCCACCTTGTCGGTGAGCGGCTTGTACTTCCCGGTGCTTCCGTCCTTTCCCATGACCTGCCCGGCGTTCAGGAGTCGTTCCCCGTTCACCGCGGTCACGGACGTGTAATCGATGGTGATTCCGCCCGTCAGAAACCGGCGATGGGCGCTGTCCCAGATGGACGACTCGTCGCCGATGGTCGTTGTGGTCAGTCCAAGTCGCATATTTCTTCCCCCTTTACAAAAGTTCGACGAGCACCCGCGCCGTTGCGTCGGTCGTGCTCGTCAGCGTGATTCCCGGTATGGCCCTCGCGTTCAGGACCCCCGAGTAGCCGGAGAACGAATCCACCGGCACCGTGATCGCCTCTTCGCCGAATCCGAGCGTGAGCGTCCCGGTCTTCGCCCAGACCGTGATATTCACTTCGCCGCTCCAGTCGGAGCGCGTCGTCTCGAATTCGACCTCTTCCGTGTAGCTGTTCGCGGCGTTCAGAACTACGTCGCCGCAGAACATGATTCCCTTCGTCGCGCTCATGATTCCGCCTTCTTCCACGGGTCATATCCGCCGGTCGGGGCCTTCTGCTTCGCCCGCTCGTCATGAATCCGCTTTCCGCGCTGTTCCGGCGTTTCGTCGGAAAGCGGCTTCGGGTTCGTCGCGTCGCCGACTTTCACCGGCGCTTTCGCAACGACCTTCGCGAGTTCCGCGACATCTGCCGCGATCTCCTCCGGAGTGGTCCCGAGCACCCGACTCCAGAGCGACGGAGCGAGCCCCGCCTTTTCGAGCGCTTCCCGCTTCGCCGTCTCAAGCTCCTTCGCTGCGAGTCGCGTTTCCGCGTCGAGTCGCTTCTGTTCCGCTTCCTCCGCCCGCCGTGTCGCTCGTTCGAGTTCCGTTTTGTTGGCCGCTTCGAGTTCGTCGAGCCTGGAGGCCTTTGCCTTCAGCTCGTCGAAGCCCTCGTATTTCTTCCGTTCGCGGGCGAGCCGGTCCGTAACGATCTGATCTAGCTCCGCCTGGGTGAACGTCTTTCCCGGCTGTGGGGTAGTGCTCTCCGGTGCGCCGTCGCCGGATTCGTTGCCGAAAAACTGGAGATCGAACTTTTTCATTTGCAGCTCCTTTCCCCGGTTACCGTTCCGGGTGACGTGAATTTATGGGCACAAAAAAAGCCGCCCGAAGGCGGCTTGTTCTGGCGGTTCGTTGCGATTCTCTAGCGGCTTCCTGCGATTCCCAGCGGCTTACTCTTCCTCTCCCTCTCCCTCGTCAGGTTGCAGATCGTCCACCAAGAGGTCGATTCCGACGAGATTGTTCACTGCGATGAAATCCATGATCAGCGCCCGGTCCAGCGACCGCAGAAGGTACGCCGGACACAGCGTCTGCAACCGCTTCGGCCATCCCATGCGTCACCCCCCGATACAGGCTCTGCGCCGCTTCCAGCGCAATATCCCGGACTCCAGCGTCCTCGCTCCGGTCGAAGATCATCAGCAGCGAGTTTTCCAACCGGCTGATGTGGACCTCCTGTACGACGCGAACTTGCGCGTCGATCTCCGCGAGCGCGAGGTTGCCCTTTTTCAGCTGCGCAATTTCGCGTTCCTGAGCATGAGCCCGCTCCACCAGAGCCTTATTCCCGTTGCGCAGGATTTCCAGAAGTCCGGAAAGCTCCGCGTTCTTCGCTTTCTGTTTTTGATACGCCGCTTTGTAATGTCGTCCTGCGACAGCGTCGTCATCGCTCAAATCGTCGCCTCCTGATAGGCCACAAATCAGCGGGGTATTTTTGCAACAAAAAAGCCGCCCCCGATCAAAAAATAGGCGGCTCCGTTTCCATGATTCGCTGTTCCGCTATCTTGAAATAGCCCTCGTCAAGTTCTATCCCGATGAAGTTCCGTTTCGTTTTCACGCACGCAACGCCGGTCGTGCCGCTGCCCATAAACGGGTCGAATACTGTATCGCCTTCATTAGACCAGCTTAGAATGTGGTCGCGAGCTAGGGACTCGGGGTACTGCGCAGGGTGACAACGTTTCGCGTTGCTTTGTTCTGGGTACAAAAGCCATATGTTGTGGCGTTGTCCCCATTCTGCGATCTTCTTTGTTCCCTTGCCGTGCCCGTCCTTTGTTGTGCCGTCAGCCTGCCTTACGGTCTGGTGGTAAGTGTCACCATAGTGCTTGTTTTTTCTATCCTTGATCGGATTAAAAGCGGACGGACGGCCCTTGGCCCACACGAACATATATTCAAACACTGGAGCGTAGCAGGTTTTAAGCGCACCTACTGCTGTGAAATTCCCCTTATTCCAAATCATCGTATCGTGCAGCCGAAATCCGCACTCCATAGCCCAAAGCGCTTGCCTAAAAGACGTCCCTGTCTCGCTGCCCTTTATAGTGGCATCACCAACAACCCAAACAACAAC